GGCTGCAAGTGTAGAACTTGCTGTAATGTCAGGTGGTGGAGGCGACAGCGACTTCGCTAGCGTAGTCCTGCTCACCGACGTAGAGACTAACGACGGCGACGGCGACCAAGCTATTACTGTTGACGTTGGTGGACACGTTCTCACAGCCAACGATACCGCGCCCGGTGTAGCAGATGTAAGCAATGACACGGCGAAGTTCGGCACGTTCTCCCTATTCTGCGACGACGCGGCAGGGGGAGCGAAGGCACGCTGGGGTACAACTACAAACCACACCGACTTTGATTTCGGTAGTGGCGACTTCACGATGGAGTGCCACGTAAACTTTTCGAGGCTGTCCTCTACGGATATCCCGATATTTGCAAAGTGGCTGTACGTACACCGAGCATTTAACTGGACGTTCAACTCTACGTCAGAGAGGTTTGTATTCTCTTGGTCAACGAACGGCACAAGTACAGCTGGCGGTAATCAGAACGCTTGGCCGGTAGCTGTTACGATAGCCACCGATACGTGGTATCACTTCGCTTGCTCGCGTAGCGGCAACACCATCAGATTCTTTGTGGACGGGCAAGAGTGCGCACTCACAGAGGACATGACTGGCGCAACGCTGCACGCCGGGACGCAAGAGTTTGAGATATTTTCCTCGGACAGTAACGGCGCTGGCGACCACGCTACGTACATGGACAACCCCCGAATCACGAAGGGCGTCGCACGGTACACTGCTGACTTCACGCCTCCTACGGTGGCATTTCCGACCAGTGCCGGAACCGCAGAAGGTCTTACGTTAGGCGACCCGTCATACGGGCTGTTCTTAGACGCGAACGAGATACGTATTAGGGGTGCAACGCCCGCCACTAATTACTTAGCGATAGACCACGACGATACTGATGTCAACATCGTCGGCAACGCTACAACTGATATCAACATCACGGGTATTACTGCGATCCAAGCGGGTACCGTTGACGTTGATTTTGACGACATCACCGCTACTACATACGGCGGAATCGTTGAAGCTAGCCTCGTGGACAAAAGCGCTACTGAGACAATCGCCGCAGCGTGGGCTTTCGACGGTGGCATTACACGATCAGGCAATTTCTTGCTTGAAGGACACTCTGGGCAGAGAAATATTATACGAGCTGAACGTCTGAGGATACAGCCGGGAGCAACGCCGGGCACGAACATAAACGTGACTGCAAGCAGTACGGACGCAGCGGCGTTCAATAACCAAGGGATGACGGCTGCCACCAACTTAGCGAAGTCAGGTACGAGCGGCGGCTTCACATTGAGCGCAAATGGACGCGTACTTACGTTAGACCTCGGCAACGTCCTAGGAGTTGTGAGTGCAGTTATTCAGATAGGGGATATTAACAGCTCGTCCGCTACTGAGGCGTACTACGCAGACGTAGCAGCGAGTGGAAGTGATGTGCTGCTACAGTTCTACTTGCAAGGATCATCGACGAGCGTTGACATAACAACGATCATGGACGCAGGAGATTTAGCCGACGTGCTTATTTTCTACGTTACCAATACGTAGATTCGCTACGCGTTTTTTTAAGATTTTTCAGTTTTCAAATGGAGAGAGACTATGAGTATCGGCCCGAACGAATGTAAGACAGCAATCATCATGTGCAAACGTGCGAGCTGTACCGGTGAGGAATCACTAGCAGTAGCGCAAGCAATCCTCGCGCTCGAAGCAGAGTACAAGGCAGCGACAGCGACGCCGGAGAACAAAGGCCCGAAGCCCACAGGCGGGAAAAAGAAACCACAGGGGCAACCTAAGTAATGTCAACAACCAAGGACTTGATTAACAAGACCCTGCGCGGGATTCGCCAGTTCGGTCTAATTATAGCCTCGGGTACGAATTCCACCACTGACGACTACCTCCTGCTGATCCTTCAGTTCGTGAACGAAGCGAAAGAGGAAGTCGAGGAGGCTGGCTGGCCTTGGCAAGCCTTAAGGCAGACCGTCACACTGACGCTTGCTGCTTCCACAGTAGAGTACACACTTACCATAGCCGGAGACGCAGACGTTGACACCAACGACCGCGCCCGGCTTTTGTATGAGAACACCACGCAGTTCGGCCCTACCGAGGGGTTCTTTAACAGCTCCTCGTCTCGGGCGATGGTATTCGACACTACTGACTCGTCCGAGGAGCGCCTGATCGAGATTACGCAGGAGCGCATGGAACGCCTGCACTTCACCGATAACGACGAGACAGGGCAGCCCAGATACTTCACACTCTACTCCTCAGGTTCCGCGATCAAAGCTAAGGTGTGGCCTATCCCCGACGCAGTTTACACGATCAAATTGCGCATGTATATACCGCAAGCTGAGCTGACCTCTGCCGACCTGACGACCACGCTGCTGATACCCACACGACCGGTCTATCTGCGAGCCACGTTCAAGGCGAACGAGGAGCGCGGTTCAGAACTTGGTAAGGAAGGCTCCGCCCTCTACCTCGCCATGTTAGACGCGCAAGGCGCGGCGACTGGTAAGGAAATGACACCAGCAGATCAGACAGTACTCTTGGAGCGGTAATGCCCCAGATTCAACCAGTCGATATAGTTGCGCCCGGCGCGTTCGGACTCAACACGGAAAAGGGCGAGACGCTCTTGCGACCGCAGTGGGCGACGACAGCACGTAACGCTGTCATCAACCATGCAGGGCGTATCGGCTCGCGCAAGGGCTGGGCCAGTCTAACAGGCGCAGCTATCGCGGGTACTCCGACGATTGACGTTGTGTTCGAGCAGCTGTCAACCGCGAACGAGACGACCATAATCTCGGCAGCCACTAACAAGATTTTCAAAGGCGTGTCAGACTTTACCATTGGCGCGAACGACATCACCAGTGCCACGGTTCCTACAGCGGATCACTGGAAGTTCGTAAACTTCAATGGCAAGGCTCTGGGATACCAAAGGGATCACACACCTATCGTACGCTCAAGCGGAGACTTCGCTGACATAGTACTGAGTGATCCAGACTTCGGCCCCGACGGAGGCAACGATGCAGTAGCGGCCTTTGGTCGCGTTTGGGTAGTCGATAAAGACAAGCAGACTATCTGGTACTCGGCTCTGTTAGACGAGACGGACTTCACCACCGAGAACGGTGGCGGATTCCTCACCATGACGAAGGTCTGGACGACAGGCATAGACGAGATAGTTGCCATACGTGCGATAGGCGCGACGCTGGTAGTCTTCGGTAAGAACCACATCATCATGTGGGCTGACCAACAGGGCACCGAGCTGGGCTTAGACCCGCTCTCCCTAGAGGTAGTGGACACCGTCGAAGGTACGGGCTGCATAGCCCGGGACTCGATAGCCGCTACCGGTGAGGGTGACCTGATCTTCTTATCGCGTCACGGACTACAGTCTCTGGGTAGGGTGATTCAAGAGAAGTCTAACCCCATCGTGAGCCTGACAAAGAACGTACGTACGGTCATGCTCGAAGCGATTAAGTCTCAGCAGACCACTGACCCTGACATGGATCAGGTGCGCTCAATACATAATCCCGAGGAAGGTTTGTACATCATCAACTTCCCTGTCTATGGCAAGATGTTTGCGTTAGACACGCAGCACACCTTCCAAGACGACGAGGGCGAGCCAGCAGTACCGGTACTCTTATGGGACGTTGGCGGCTCGGTCGTAGGACTGGCGTCGAGACGCAACGGTGACATATATTTCGGCAGCGGTATCGGAGAGATAGGCAAGTACTCCGGTAACGACGACAACACCAGCTCGTTCGAGTTCGAGTTCTGGACAGGATGGCTGGACTTCGAGCAGCTTAACCACCGCTTGAAAATGCTTAAAGAAATCGTGGCTGTAGTGTCCGCAGGCGCAGGCGACATAAACTTCGTCTGGGAGTGGGACTTCAGCAACACAACAAATACGCGCACAGTAGCTTACTCGACAATAGCGGCGGCTGAGTTTAACGACCTCCCGTCCGGCGCAGAGTTCAACCTCGGAGAGTTCTCCGGTGGTCTGCGAGTAAGTCGGGTGACTGTAGCTGCGTTCGGAGAGGGACAATTTATCAGAGTAGGCGCGACTGCTACTATCGACGGCTTCGGCATAATAATACAGCAGCTGAGCCTCTCCCCCAAAATAGGACGCATGGTAACGTAAATGAGTGACTACGTAAAAACTACGGACTTCACAGCTAAGGATGCCCTCTCAACGGGCGATCCTCTAAAGCTGATTAAGGGTTCCTACTTCGACACCGAGTTCGACGCACTTGCTACTGCGTCGGCCACGAAGTACGACAGCGCTGACCTTGCGTCACAGGCACAAGCGGAAACAGCCACGGCTAACACCGTACTGATGACGCCGCTGCGCACAGAGCAGTGGGCTGACGTGTG